TACGAGCAGGAACAAGAGCGCATCCGCCTTGAACAAGCGGCACAAGCCGAACAAGAGCGTATAACCGCTCGTGCTGCCGAAGACGAGAAAGAACCATCGGAGGAATAATATGGACAGTATCGAGGAAATCGCAAAGAAAGTCGAAGAAAGCAAAGCAGTCGCAACTGTCGAGCCTGAAAAAGAGTCGGCGCAAATAGCACCTGCCGAAGTCAGACAGTATTCGGCAATGTCAGCGCCAATGACGAAGATTATTCAGAACTCAACGCCGGCGCCGGATCCAACCGTGAGTGACGAGGTAACGGACAAGATCCAACAAAGCGTTGACGACGCACTCAAAGATGAAAAGTTTGTCAAAAAGAAATCGCGCAGCTTGGCAAAAACCGGTAGCCGTTCCGTTGACGTCGAAATCGAGTATCGAAACAATCGAGTTGAGGCACGAAAGGCGCAGAACAAGGTCGATAAGGAAACCATCAAAAACAGTTTGTTTGTCGCAAAACAAGAAAAGCGCCGCGCGGTAAAAGAGCAACGTCACTTAAACCAGTGCCAGCGCGAAACTCACCGTCAAGAGATTGCGACGTATAGGTGGAAGGAATACGGCGATATGCTGCAAGGGTACGGTTTCAAAAAAACGCCTTCGAATTTGGTGTTCAAAGTAGTCGTGTTCTTGGACGGCGCCGCTCGATTTTTGGACGGACTCAACAAGGCAAACAACAAACTCGTCAAAGCACTTAAATGGTTTATCATTGTGGGCGCCGGCGTCGGCATCTACTTTTTGATAAAGAAATACTTATAAGGAGAGCAATGTATGCAAGCAGAAAGACAAGCAGAACTCGTTGTTTACCTCAAAGCGCAAAAAGCCGAGAGAGTAGCACAGCTTGATGAGCGCGACGCAATTCTCGCAAGAAAATACGCGCTCGAAGAACAACTCGCAAAAGCAAACAAGGATCTTGAATTGCTGGGCGATACTTCCCAAATCGAGGCAGACTGTGCAAAACTCGACGTTTTCATCGCAGAGTTGACAGCGAACGAAACAACCAACGTTGCAGACGACGTGCCGGCAGAACAAACCGTTGACGCGCCCGAAATTCCAGCGCAGACAAATCAAGTCGAAGAAGACGAATGAACGGAGGCAGACATGGCGAACCTGCGAAAGTCAACGATAGGAATGATAATCCTTTCACTGTTAGACCTTGCAGTAGGTGTCGCTGCAATCTTTACTCAAACATTTGCGGTCAAGGTTTTAGGAACGATGGCGAGCGGACTCACGTTCTGTAAAGCCGTTCAAGTATGTGTCAAATCGAAAAAAGGTGCGGAACTCGCAAAGAGCGTCGCCGTGAAATCCATACCACTTATAATTCACATTTTCACAAAGAAGGAGAACGGAAAAATGAAAGAGTTTTTCAAAAAAATCGGAACAAATCTCAAGAACAACAAGATCACCGCAGTCGTCGTTGTTTTTGTAGCGCTTGTCTGTGCCGGCGCAGGCTATGCGATCAACTACTTTGTTGAGGCATTCGGCACAAGCATCCCGGCACCTTACAACATCGTCATAGCAGTAGTAGCAACGCTTTTGCTTTTTGCAATTCTTGCTACGGCTGTGATTTACCTCGGACACGACGACAAGAACTATGCGCTCATTCGAAAAATCGTTAAAGTTGTCGGCAAGGAAAACGCTGCCGAAGAACTCGATAAGTACCGTGAGCAATATGTCTTGCAAGTCGAAGAAGAAAAGGCACGAGCCGAGGCGGAAGCCAAAGCCCAAGCCGAAGACGATAAAATCTATCGCATCATTCAAGAGGAGGAGGCGGCAAAAGAAAAAGCCGAGCGAGATCGTAAAATTGCCGAGTGGCGTGCAAAACACGCTGCAGAGCTCGAAACGACAAAGCCCGACACCGACACCGTCCCCGACGACGATGAAGACGATGATTAAAAACAAAAAAAGAGGGGAAAATTCCTCTCTTTTTTCATTTTAGGCGTTGACAATATCACTATATAGTGATATAATATATATAGAAATTAAGAAAGGAGGTGGTACATATGGCAGACATTAAAAAAGCCCTGCAAGAGCTTGTAGAAGAAATCGAAGATCTTAAAGTTGCATCCGTAAAGATCACGATAACAATCAAGCCGAGCAAGGCGAAAGCCAGCGCCGAATAACGGCAAGGGCAGAGTGGGCGGAGCGATCCGCCCCTCGTAAGACCTTTTATAACATATTTGCGCCGGGATTGTCAACTGCCCGGAATAAAAGGAGGTTTTATATGGAATACACAATTAAGGAAAATACCGCCACGTGGACGGTTTCGAGCAAACAGGGAAAACTGGAACTTTCGTATAATTTACCGAAAGAACAACTGCCAACAATTGACGATGTCAAACGCTACGTCGAACAACATCACTTATTCGGAGGCAATCAATGAGAACAGAGGCACAGAAACGCGCAGACGACAAGTATCGCGAAAAGAATAAAGCAAACGTCACGACTTGGGGGACACAACTCAAAAAGGACGAGGCTGCAAGCATTGATGCCCTTATCAAATCACACGGTATGAATCGCGCCCAGTTTTTACGCTGGGCGACGAACAAACTCGCTGGCGGCAACGAGTGACGACGAACCCATCCGAGCAACAAACACCGGCGGACGAGATATAGACGGGGTATATAAAAATTCCGTGCGTAAGAAAAACTGCGGTAGGGCATTCTTGCCACTGCGCACGAAATCAAAAGTAGAGCATTCCGGCAAGAACGGGAACTCAACATTAAAGAAAATAACAATGTGTTCATTGGACACGTCAATATGATCAACAAAGGTGTCAATCAACATTTTAGTTGACTCAACAGACTTCACAGAGGCGCTCTCGCTGTATTTAGCGATAGCGCTTTTTATTGCCTCGATGCTGACGTCAGGCGGCGGTGTTTGCATTTTGGCACGTTCCGCAGACAGATACTGCATCTGCTCGTTCAACTCGCGTGATTTTTGATTATACGCGGTTTTATCAATTCCGCCATCGAGGTACAAGTCAAGAAGGCGCTGCTGTTTCGTTGACGTCGCTCTGATGTTGGCGTCAACCTTTTTGACAGCGTCAGGATTGCCGGGCATTATGGTTTTCATTCGCTCTTGAAGAACGCCCGAGATCCACGCCGCAGAATCCGGCGCAAAGATAACACTACGAACGGCGTCGCCGACGAAAGACTCGATGTCGTCCTTTGGCAGCATTTTGAGTGGACATACTTCTTTGACGTAGCCGTCGTCGGTCTTGCGGTTAAACGATTGACGGTTGTCATGCGAGCAACGATATTTGTAAACGGTGTAATCGCGAACTTCCCCGGTTGATTTGAGAGTGTAGTGCGCGTGCGACTTGAACCCGTACAGGTGGCGACCGCAATATTCGCAGTACAAAACGCCCGTGAGAAGATAATCGACGTCGCGATTACGTCCCACAGGTCCGGTCTTGCGCGCCGAAATAACCGCGTTTACCCGGTCAAACAGATCCTTCGGCACAAGCGGCTCGCAAGCATTCTCGACGACAATCGGCGTAACGCCTTTTCGCTTGGACGTCGCGCCCCAAACGTAACGTCCGATATATATAGGGCTTTTTACAAGGTTCAGAACGCTCGAACCCGTGAACTGCTTGTGATGACGAGTGAGCAAACCGCGCGTGTTGAGCCAGCGCGCCACGGCAATGGAAGACTGCCCGGCGTCCAAACGCGTATAGATTTCAAGAACGATGGGCGCCTCGGTAGGGTTGGGCGTGTAGTGCTTGTCTTTTGTCAAATCGTAGCCGAAAGGAACGGCACCACCGAGATGCTGGGCGTTGCGCGCAGCAATGCGCTGTCCTTTCAACGTTTCACGGGATAGGTTCCGAGAATAGTATTCGTTCATAGTTTCGACGATACCACGGAATAGAAGGGACTCGGGCGAATCGTCCGCAATGATGGGTTCAAGGACGGACAACAAGCGCACCTTGCGATCTTCGAGTATTCGACCGTAGATGGCGGAATCGTAACGGTTTCGAGCAAAGCGGTCGAGTTTGTGAACGACGATAGCCTCGAACTCGCCGGACTTGGTGTCGTCAATCATATCGAGGAACCCCTCGCGGTCGTCTTGCGTTCCGGTCTTTGCCTCGTCGATATAAAACCGCAAGAGCGTGTGATTGTTGATTTCACAATAAGATCTGATAGCCTCGGTTTGAGCCTCGATTGAATAACCGTCCTTTTGACCTTCGGACGAAAACCTGCAATATCCTACAACTTTCATAATTACACCCAATTATAAGCACCGCGCAGGGCGGCGGAACCGTCAGTGTTCGTCGGAATCGACGGACGAAACGACGGCGCGGAACTTTGCGAGAAGATCCGCATCGCAAACACGATCCAAGCCGTACGACTTGACGAACCGTGAAAAACTTTCTTCGGCGGACGCGCCAAGCAGATAATCAACGGAAACATTGAAAAAATCGGCAAAAGCAAGTGCCTGCGGAATGCTCATTTTCTGCTCGCCACGTTCAATTTTGCATATTTTAGTTTGAGAAAACCCAACACGATCCGCAAGTTTTCGTGCGGAAATTCCGTAGTATTCTCGTAAAAATTTAAGCCTATCCATATCAATTGTGCTTTCTGCTTTCTCTGAATTCTTTGTCGCTCAAAGACGAAACAAGCTCGTAAACGGCTGCAAGGTTTTTGACGTCCGATAAATCTTGAAGTTTATCGAGAATGCCGACCTTCAAAGACATTTCGGGGGAAAGGCTCGGATAACCGCCGTAAACGCGACCACTTGCGTCAACGTTGAACTCGCGGAAATTGCGTTTGTAAGTGTCGATAAATTTGTCAAATATTTCTTCAGCGGACGCGCCGAGAAGATAATCGATGGATACGCCGAAGTAATCTGCAAGAACCGACGCTTGTGCAGCGCTGATTTTTTGTTGTCCGCTTTCAATTTTTGAGATTTTAGAGTGGGAAATCCCGGTATCTTCGGCAAGTTTTCGCATTGTCACACCGCGTTTTGTCCTTAATTCAGTTAGACGTGTCATAACACACCTCCTATTTTTTCTAATCCCATTTTATTGATTTTGGTGCCAAATGTAAAGTTATTTTTACTTTTTGCAAAAAATACCTTGACAAATGGAACCATTGATTTATAATGTTGACAAATGGAACCAAAAATAAACAAACGGTTCCACGTGGAACAAAACGGAGGTACACAATGAAATTTTACTTTGACCAACACGACGGAACAACAAAAGAATTGACGTACGAAGAACTGCGCGAACATATGAGCGCCTATCAGATAGACGAGGCACTCGACACGAAAGTCGAACGTCCGGATATGGAACTGACATACGGAACGGTCGGCGGCAGAATTCGCTTTGAGTGCGGCGAAAGCAGAAAGTACGTCATAACCTACGGCGGAACGGCAAACGACGGCAGCGACGCAGAGAACTGCGTAACCTTCACGACCTACACCAAAGAACAACGCAAGTTCGCAACGCCGGGGAACATCGATGCATACGCCAAAGCACACGCTGCGCTTAACGGCATAAGCGACGTTTGGGTTAAGACCGTAGGAATTTACGGCGCACTTTGATGGAGGGAACGGCAATGACAAAACTTCGCGAATTCAGCTACGAGCGCAATTTGAAGATAGAAACGGCAACGTCAGACATTGGCAGCTTAAAGATAGGGAACGAAACGTCGGCGGTTCTCGTAAACACCGGCGCCGGGGATGGCGATTGTGACTTTGCGATTTTGGAAGACACGACCGAAGTCGTCTGCGGCATCGGCATCGACTTTGACTACTGCGGCATCGTCGGAACGGACATAGGGGTTTACGATCACGATTGCAACAAAGGCACGCCGAAATACAAACTCAAACCGGGGATGTATTCCGTTTACTCGGACAGACACGGGTTCGTTTTGATACACCTTATAAAAGCATTCGAACAATAAAAATACACGGAGGTAATTATGAAAGTTTTACTGAAACAACCAAAGCAACAACCGATTTCGATTGAATTCTCAAACAACGAAGACGAGAAACTTCGAGCATTGCAAGCGCTCGTCGGCGGCTACATTGAAGTTGCACACGTCGTCACGCTCGAAGGCGTAGGACAAGTTGCAATTCTTTGCGACGAAGACTACTTCTACAAAGAAACACGACGCCCAATCACCAACAGTCTGAACGTCGGGGAACCGTACAAATGGCGAGTGTATGGCGCCGTCGTAATGGTCAAGATACGCCACACGGCGCACGGCGACAATTTCAGCGGCTTTGACTTCGATGACGAGATACAAAAAGCGGCAAAGTGGCTTGAAGACCACGACCTTTGCAAGAAGGAACTATGGGAGAAACTCGACAAGCAATGACACCGAAACGCTACGAATGTATTTTAGACGGTCAACGACGATGCATAGACGAGTCGGAACTGTTGCGCAAGGCGGCGGAAATTGCGGACGGGATACTGAAAAAGACCTATCCGAGTTTCAAAGACAGCCACGAAGATATGAAACAAGAGGCACTGGCGGCGGTTGTGCGCGGAATGCAGAGATACAAGCCCACCGGCGACGTTCACGGATACATATTCAAGATAGTCGCATACAAGATACGGGACGAGGCAGGGAAGATTATCAGATACCGAAAGCACGTGCAGCAACTAACGGACGAGATGGCGGAAAGCATAGAGGCTCCGACGCCACCGGACAGCAAGGACAAGCGACGGTATATAGAACGGCTTAAAAAGCAGCTAACGCCACGAGAGCGCCGAGTCATAAATATGAACCTTGCCGGCTACACGGACAGAGAGATTGCCGGCGCGCTCAAAATAAAGAAGAAACACCGAACAAGCGAAATGAAAGCGCTATGGAACAGCATAGCGGCAAAAGCAAAGCGGATGGAACCGCAAAACACAGGAGGACACAATGATTAGAATTCAGAAGATCAAAGGACTGATGAGAGAGGCAGGCGAAACGCAAGAAGACCTCGCCAAATTGCTGGGCAAGTCAAGGGCGGCGCTCAACTACAATCTCTCACATTCGACTTTTACGGTCAAAGAACTCGGCATAATCGCACAGCACTATAACGTCAGCATTAAAGAGCTCGTGGAATAAGGCGCTATTTTTTTTACGCTCGATGTTTCCAAAAGGAACCAAGAAAATATGACACAACACGAATTAGACAACAAAACAACAAGATTTGCGGAATGGCTCATAGGCGAACTTATGAACGCACAATTGCTTGAAAGCGACAAAACAAAGCCGTCAAACAAGGCAAAAACGAAAAATAAGCCCGTCCCGACCGCCAACACGGCAAAAGAGCCAACAACGCAAAATAGGGCAAATGGCGCGCCCACAAGGGCATAAAACGCCGAATTACGCACGAAAAACTAAACGGCGTATCATTAAGACAAGCCAACGGAGGTACAAAATGGCTAAAATCAACATCAACATCACATTGAGCAAAGACGAGCGCAAGATAATTCTTCAAATCGTCGGATTAGCGCAAGACGTTCTGAACGAACTGAAAGCGATGAACCAAAAGCAGAACATACTGGACGCTTTGAAGAAGGCGGCGGAATGCCAAAAGAAAACGGAGGTACAAAACGATGCCGAAAAATAGTATGACGGATCTCACAAATCACCTTTTTGAGCAATTGGAACGTTTGAACGACGAAGAACTGTCGGACGAAGAACTCGCAAGAGAGTGCAACCGCGCAAAAGCGATGGAAGGCATAGCCAAAACGATTATAGACAACAGAAAACTGGCGCTGGACACGGCGAAGTTCTTGGACGAGAACGGCTACACCAGCAGCAAGGACGTCGCAGACACGGTTCTTGCACTTACGGGGGGGGGAGCGCTAAATGAGAGCAAATCAGTACAACGCCGGTTATACGAAAGAGGAAAACGACTGGCTGTGCGCACACGCATACGGTACACCGCGCAAATTGCTCACGCAAATGTTCAATGAGCGCTTTCCGGAACGAACCCGAACCGAAAAGGCGATAGCAGGACACTGTAAAGTTCTCGGAGCACTCGTTCAGACTTCGGACGGTCGCTTTCAGAAGGGGAACGTACCGATGAACAAAGGCAAGCGCTGGGACGACTTTATGAGCGCCGAAGGGCAAAAGAACAGCCGTCGAACTTGTTATAAAAAGGGTAGCATTCCGCACAACACCCGGCATTTAGGCACCGAGTCGCTCACAAAAGACGGATACCGCAGAGTTAAAGTGGCGGAACCAAACGGCTGGGCATTCGTCCACAGGCTTATATGGACGATTGAAAACGGCACGCCACCGCCAAAAGGGTACGCATTAGTTTTTCTGAACGGCAACACCCTTGATTGTTCCCCGGAAAACCTTGCACTTGTACCACGGCGCGAATTGCAGATTTTGAACAATCACGCGCGCGTTTCGGAAGACAGACAAACAACGCAAGCGTTGCTGACGCTTGTGAAACTTGCGAGAAAGAGAATGGATCGCGAGCAGAAAATAACAACCAAAAACACGGAGGTAATTATGAAAAACATTAAGTCAGGAACAAGAGTCAACATCGAAGTCAGAGTCGAACAAACGGAATACTTTGACAACCCGGAAGGGAAAACAAACCGATGGGTTAGATTGCTTGTTTTTAAGGAAGACGCAGACAAAATAACGGCGGCGGTACAAACGGCAAAAATGCTCGATAAAGAATTCGGGATAGCCGAGATGAAAGACGAAGACTTGTGCTTGCCGTTGAACTTCGACAAAGGCAACGGATACTACATAGACGCGGTACAGGTCAACGTGGACGCCAAAGCCGGCAGATCGTACCCGGGAATGAAAGCAGACGTGCAGCTTGAATTTATACCATACAACGACCGCGGCATAAGCAAAGGCATTATGGCGCTTGTAAAACACATTACGGAGGTTAGAAAATGAAAAACGATAGACACGCAATTTTTGTAAGAAGTGATTTTTTTGATGAAAACGGAATAGTCGGCACCATTCTTGAAGAAGACAAGAAAAACGGTTCCGCAACCGCAATATTTTATTTGAACTTGTGCTTTTACGCCAAGAAAAACAACGTGCGCACGGTGCTGTACGAAAACGCAGTTCTTCGAGAGATAACCGGGGATCTCAAATTGTCGGACGAGCAAATCGAAGGCGCAATTACAACGCTTATTAAGCACAAACTGCTACTTTGCAAGACGTTCCCGGGCGACGTTCGCACGCAGCTTGTCCTTGTGGACATTCCGCAAATCAGTTTTGACGAACCAAAGGGGTGTGACGAAAATGGCAAAATATAACAAGGACAGAAACTACTGGTGCAGACTTTATGAAAACTTTTTCGACACACAAAACATTCGTCTTGTCGAGGCAATGCAAAACGGGGTGGAATACGCCTACTTTTACACAAAGCTGATAACAAAGAGCCTTCGATACGGCGGCGCCCTTCGATTGAGCGACGCAATAGCATACACAGACCAAATGCTTGCCGTAATAACAAACGTCAATATCGACATTGTCCGAAGTGCCTTAAAGGTTTTTCAGCAACTCGGAATGCTTGAAATTCTCGAAGACGGTACCTACTTTTTACCCGAAGTCGATGACCTAATAGGCAGTTCAAGTTTAGGCGCCGAGAAGAAACAAGCACAGCGCCGAAACCACGCAAAATTGCTCGCAGAAATAGGCGGAAAAACGGGGGTGGACAAAGGGGTGGACAAATGTCCACCAGAAATAAGAATAAAGAACGATACTGATGATGGTGATGATGATAATAATCAGGCGTGCGCCTGCGAGGACACAGATCCCGAGTGTCAATTCTTCTTCGATGCCTTTTCGGAACACGTCAAAGACATTAAGGGCGAGATGCCGATTGAGTCGCAAAGACTGCAAAGCTGCGTGGACTATGTGCAAGACAAAGGAACCGTCCTGATTAACGGCACAAAGCACAAGGCGGCGGAAGTGATAAGCGTTCTTCTTTGGTACACGGTGCCGAGCAACAAAGACAAGCTGGTCGAGATACTGACGCACATAGACGACAAAAGCGCCGAGATTACGAACCAGCTCACATACACCACTATCGCGCTATACAACAGCGCAAGAGCAAGCGGCGCAATGCCGGGAACGAGGAGGGAATAACAATGGGAATACCCAAAACCAACGCAAAACGTAGATACCTTGTCACATTTCACGTCAAGGCAGAATGGAAAGACGGCGCCGGCGTCGTACACGACCTTGCAAACCACTACGTCGAGAGATTAGGATACGACGCAGACAGCGTGTACAACAGCGCTGCCCTTGAATTCCCCGGGTGCATTTCAAAAGTGTACCCGGACACGGAATACAACCGCAAAAGACTGGCGGCATTCCGCACAACACTTATAGATATAACAGGAGCGCGCAGATGACCAAGCACAACAAATTGCGCCAAATCGAAATCACAGAGGCAATAGAGGCGGCGGAACACCGCAAGCAAATAAGAGCGTACCAATGCCACTATTGCGCCCACTGTGACGAATACAACGGCGTTCAGACACCGTGCGAACTTGGAATAAACCCCGACGCGCACAACCAAGCGGCAAAATGCAGAAAGGAATTCGTGCAATACGAATACTACGACCGCCAAGCGCAAGTGACGCGCGCAATCGAGATCCCGGCGGAATGTTACGACAGGAGGTACAAAGATGCACAAGAAGACGCTGAATAAGGAAATCACCGCATCGTCAAAGCGCATACCGACAGTCGAGGAATGCAACACATGCGCACACGCCAAAGATTGCCACGGCGGCGAATTCTGCGTCATAACGCGCATATCGCGCGAGCGTAAGGCGCAAGAACGCGCCGCAGCGAAAGAAAAGGCAACGCCCAGCGGATACCGCGTCGTCAACAAAGAGGCAGGAATGAGGGCGGCGGTTCGACTGACGGATCCTGCACGCACGGTAATTATTACCGGCTACAATTCGTCAATCATCGAAGACATAGTCTTTGACGCAAGAAAAGAGGCGGCGGCGCTGGCAAGGCGCCTAAACAAAGAGCCTGCATATCAGGAATACGGCGGCAAATGGACAATATCGGAGGTACACGCAAGATGACCATTTACTATCTCAACAGCAAGAAACAAGAGAAGACGCTCACAAACGTCAAGCACATACAATGCTCGGATAATCACGTCTTATACGCCACGACGGAAGACGGCACAGAACACACGCTCGTCGTAGAGAACGTCACGGGCATAATGGACAAGGACGAAAACGAGCTGAACGAGGCACAGAGAGAACTTGACGAGTTCAAAAGGCAACTTTACACCAAATACGGCGACGGTCGCACGGTATCGGTGGCAAATATCCCAACGCGCGAATTGACCGAACTCGCACGCCGGACGCAACGCTGCCAAAAAATCGAAAAGCAATCGGAGGTGGAAGAATGACGACACGATATCATTGCAGCTTGAGCATAGAGGGCGCTCTTGAAAACGCGGAAGATTTTGTGGGCTGTATCGAAGACGAAAACGGCAACACGCTTGATACGATCAAAGAAGTTAAGGCGTTCTTCAAAGAACAGCAGGCAAGGGGACGAAAAGTCCTACCATACGGCGACTGTGACAATTTCGACTACGAAACCGGCTGCAAAGGACACGAAATCGACCGCATCATAGAACCGCCAGTAAAGAATATCGCGTTCGATGGTGCGCTACTTCATCGGCAAACTCGACCAAGCACAAAACTCAAACCTGTGGCGGCGGAACCCGATACTTATAAATTCCGCGGAAAGCGAATCAGCGACGGCTTGTGGGTAAGCGGCTGCCTTGTTTGGATAAAAGACGGCGCAAAGTGGACGGCGTACATATACGGCTACGGCGCCGTTCATCCCGAGAGCATCGGACTGTACACCGGACTATACGACAGTGAAGGGAACGAGATTTGCGAAGGCGACATAGCGGTCTTTAATGAGGCAGAAGATCCCGATACAGAACGCGCCGTCGTTGTGCTCGATGACGGCAGGTTCAAATTAAAATATTTTTGCGGATATTTGGACGACAACTTGGACGGCTCGATGGCGGAAAACCAAATTATCGTCGGCAACTTATTTGACGGAATAAGCGAGGGGACAAAACAATGAAAGCTGTTATGTTGGCGGTTCAACCAAAATGGTGCGAGAAAATAGCGAACGAAGAAAAGAAACTCGAAGTCCGCAAGACGGCACCGAAACGCGTACCATTCAAAGCCTACATCTACTGCACAAACACGCCACAACTTCATCATTTATACGATTTAAGGCACGTCAACGGCGGCACTGGCAAAATAAGGCTCGGATGTGTGCAGCACAACAAATACAGCCTTGTTGCAGGCGGATGGCTAAACGGCAAAGTTATAGGCGAATTTATCATTGATAACGTTATCGAGTTTGAAAGCGAATTTCACGATGACAACTCAACAGAAGAACTGCGCCGAGTTTGGTATGACGAAGACGACGGCGAACGAGATGCGGAACTGTTTGCAGAAGACGGCGAGCCGAACTACCTTTGCACAGCGGCTTGCTTGACTTGGTACGAACTCAAGAATTACGTCGGAACCGGCGATCGCACATTCTACGCTTGGCACATATCAGACTTGAAAATTTACGATAAGCCAAAAGAACTACACGAGTTCAAGAGAGAATGTCCGAAGATCAGCATAAAACGCGCCGACTGTATAACTTGCCCATTCGAATACTACGAACCGCGCAAAAGAGTTTCGAGCTGCGACGCATATCTTAAAAGACCACCGCAGTCGTGGCAATACGTGGAGGAACTGCAAGAATGACAAAAACCAAAGAACGGCAAGCGCTTACATACGAGATAAAAGCACGCGAGAACCTTCTCAAACGCCTTGAATACCCACGCAAGCAACTTGAAAGCGCCGTGAAAAAGGGAAGACGAACAACGTCAAGCAATCATTCAAAAGGCGGCGGAATTCAGCAGCGTTGAAGACGCAAGGGAAATGTGGGGCTATGGTTTTATCACGGACGACGAGTTCGAGATGGTCAAACAATACTTCGAGAACAGCACTGCGCTTACAGACAAACCGTCCGCGTCACGATATGCATTGCAAATGCTGCAAGAGATAATGGAACGGTTGAGGTTCGAGGTCAACAGTTTCAAGTTCGACCTTCTGCCCGAAGACGAGCAAGCCCGATACTTCGAGGCGCAAGAAAAGAAACTCTCGGCGGCGGAACAGACGACGCAAAACACGACGCCAGCGACAAACGATTGGGAATGACCGCAAAACGGTCAAAAACGGCGCAAAAAATTCCATTTTTGAAAAAAAGTTAAAAAATTTTTCAAAAACTTTGATTTTTTGCACAAAAATCGCAACTTTATTATTATTTATAACCAAAGTTTATTGTAGGGGGGGGGATCAACCACCCCTACATTGATTTTTTGAACAACGGGCGAGGAGTTTTTTACACATTTTTGCCGAAAAATTGAAACGTCATCCCATTTATATATATAGAGGGGCAAAACGCCCGGACTTTGGAGAACTTGATGGAAAAGGTAAAACTCAAACTTTCAGAACTCACGCTCGATCCCGATAATGCAAAAATTCACACCGACGCACAGGTGCAGCAGATCGTTGAAAGCATACGTCGCTACGGATATAACGATCCAATCGGCGTTGCCGGCGAGAACAATATGATTGTTGAAGGACACGGACGTTATAGAGCGCTGAAAATTTTGGCAGAAGAAGATCCGAAGTTCGAATGCGTCGATTGCATACGCCTCGACCATCTCTCTGAAACGCAGCGTAAAGAGTACGCCCTTGCGCACAATTCGACGAATATGGCAACAGGGTTTGACTTTGAAAAACTGCAAGAGAACTTAAAGCAGATAGGTGATATGGAGCCTTTTGGACTTTTGATACAAGTTGACGAATCGGCACGTGTAGTCGAAGACGACTACGAGCCACCGGCGCAAGCGCCAAACAAAGTGAAGTCCGGCGACAAGTGGCAACTCGGAAAGCACACTCTCGTGTGCGGAGATAGCACAAATCCTAACACTGTCGAAAAAGTCGGGGGGGGGGGTACATTTGATGCACTCGTCACAGATCCGCCGTACAACGTCAATTACAGCGGCGGAACGGAACGCCAACTCTCAATCGTAAACGACAATCTCGAAGACACGGCATTTCTTGCGTTCTTGACAACGTGTTTCAAGAACTTTGCGAAACACCTAAAAGACGGCGGAGCCTTCTATGTGTGGTACGCAAGCCGAGAAGTCGTCAACTTCGAAAAAGCACTCGCAAATGCCGGGTTGCTCGTAAAACAGCAATTGATATGGGTTAAAAACACCTTCACACTCGGACGGCAAGATTACCAATGGCAACACGAGCCGTGCCTGTATGGTTGGAAAGACGGCGCCGCGCATTATTTCACGGATGCCCGAACCAAGAGTACAGTGCAGGAAGAAGACCGTCCCGAGAATATCAAAAAACTGAAAAAGGACGAACTAATCAGGTTCTGCGAGCAGCTGCTTGCCGAACAGAACAACGTATCCACAACGATTTGCAGGGAAGACAAGCCTGCTCGAAGTGAGCTACACCCGACGATGAAACCAGTCCGCCTTATGGCTCGACTGATTGCGAATAGCACAAAAGAGGGCGACGTTGTTTTTGACGGGTTCGGCGGTTCGGGCAGCACACTCATTGCTTGCGAGCAGTTGAACCGCGTCTGCAAAATCATAGAGTACGATTCCGAATACGCATCGGTCATAGTTGACCGTTGGGAAAAAATGACCGGGGAAAAGGCAGTCAAACTCGAAGATGGAAAGGTCAGAAAAAAAGACAAAATTCTATAACAGCAAAGCGTGGCGAAAACTTGCGCACTGTTATGCCGAAAGCAAGGCGTGGTGTTGCGAGAACTGCCACAATGCAAATATTGACTACGCACAACCGCTCTATAAGCAACTGCACTGTCACCACAAAATCGAGTTGACAGATGAGAATATAGACAATCCCGAAATATCACTGAACGAGAACAATCTCATCCTGCTGTGCCGTGCATGTCACAACGCAGCGCACGGCGAAGACGGCGGAACGGTTATCCGAGAAGATCTGTTTTTTGACGAGAACGGGATGCCGCGGAAGAAGGAATGAAGAATAATGGGCAAAGGAAGAAAAGCAATCCCTGCGAGTAACAAGGATAAAAGCACATATAAAAACGTTGGCGACATCGAGCGACAAAAAGACCTCGAGCCAAAAGGATATTCAAATTCTTTGCCAGCGCCAAAGGATTTGCCTGACGGCGCAAGAAAAGAATGGAAACGAATTGTGCGCCTTCTCAAACAAGGGGACAGCGATCTGATTAACAACCTCGACCTGTACCTTTTGAAAATGTACTGCGTCGAAGTTGATATTTACAACAAACTTCTCGAACAGTGGACTGCCGAAAATCACGCGCTGTTCAAAGACGACGTCACCGACACACAACGCGCGAATTACTCAATCTCGGGCGTTCAGACTTCGGCAAGCGTCGGTAAAACGACGAAGAAACAAATAAACCCATTGCTCAACGAGCTGCAAAAACATTCAAACACAATAAGAGTCTATGCCGAACAACTCGGACTAACGCCGGTAGGTCGCGCAGGCTGGACGGTGCGCAATGCGAAAAAAGAAAGCAGTGAAGTGGACGACTTTATGGGGGATGAATGACATACATCGAAGAATATCTCGACGCTGCTCATTCCGGCAGAGTTGACGTTCCAAAATACGTCATTAAGCAGTACGAGATGTTGCTACCGATTATAAAAGGTCAGGATACGAGATGGATGTACGATCCTGCGAAGGCGCTCAAACCGATTGAATTCGCTGAAAAATTTTGCAAGCAGTCAAAGGACGAGTGGCTCGGAAAACCTGTTAGATATCTATTGTGGCAAAAGGCAGCGTTCGAGGCTATATACGGCATTGTCGAACGTGGGAGCGGCTACAAAAAGCACCAAAAGGTGTTTATAGAAGTTGCAAAGAAGAACGGCAAGACAACTATGTTCGCGCCGGTGGCTCTCTATGAAACGGCAAAGAAGGGAAACGAAGTGTATTCAGCCGCGAACGGACTGCAACAAAGTCGCATTATTTGGACAGAGGCGGCGAATATGCTCGACCAAAGCCCGGCGTTGCGCAAGGCTTTGAAAAAGCGACAGTTCGCAATCAAGAATATCAGACCGCAAGGATATAGCGTTTTTATGCCGCTCGCAAACCAGCCGGACGTTCTCGACGGTAAACTGCCGAAGGTTGTATTCCTTGACGAGGTTCACGAACTGGATCAAACGCTCTACGACATACTGTACAACGGACAAATTGCCTGTGCAGATCCGCTATTCATAATGGCGTCAACAAACGGCTATAAGCGTGGCGGCTTATTTGATACAGAACGCGAAAACAGTGTTCAAATTCTCGACGGCGCGATAAAAGACGAGCGCAAATTCTCGCTCTTGTACGAGTTGGATGATCCGAAGGACTGGCTGAACGAGGCACACTGGGGGCAGGCAAATCCGAGCTTGGGCTACACGTTCCAAATCGAAAAATTGAGAGAGATCGTTCAAACGGCGCTCGCGAAACCAAACGATTTGAATGCGGTAAAAGTAAAACACTTCAATCTCGGTGGCGTTTCCGAAAAGGCATACTTCGAGTTCGACACGATAAACAACGAAAGAAAATTCGACCTTGAACGCTTTGAGGGACACGACGCAATCGGCGCGTTTGACCTTTCTCTCACAAACGACCTTACAGCGTTCGCTACGCTGTTTTGGGACGAAGAAAATAAAGAGTTCTGTGTTGTGGTTATGTTTTGGATTTCGCAAGATTTTTACGAAACCGCAATTAAAGATCCGAGAATGGGCAACGTGTGGCGTATGTGGGTGGAACAAGGCTATATCAGAATAGCCGGAATTAACAGCATAGACCACACAGCGATAGTGGACTATGCGACCGAAATGGTAGAAAAGCACAAAATCTTTTATCGCTGGATCTACTACGATCCATACTCTGCAAGATACCTTGTGACTGCAATGCATAATCAAGGTTTCAGAGAAGACAAATGCCTTATTCGTTGTTATCAGGGCAGCAAAACGCTGTCGGTTCCATTTCAACGTGTCGAGGCAGAGCTCAAAGCAAAGAAAATCAACTACAACAACAACCCTGTTGTGAAGTGGTGTATGACGAACGTGGCAATCAAAGAAGATCCGCGCAACAAAAACCCTTTGCCTGAAAAAGCAGGGAAGAACAACACAAGGAAAATAGACGGTTTCGCGGTCATTCTCGATGCATTCGTCGGCGTATGCGACCACGAACCGGAATTCATAGGTGAAGAATGAGATTTTTAGGACTCGAGATAAAACGCGCGCAGAAACGCGGAAAATTGCCGAAACTCGAAGAAAAGAGCGAGAACAAAACGCTGGCACTTCAATTCGGCACATATGCCGGGCTTGCACCAGCTTTTGCCGCGCTCCCCGGTTTTACCGAGAGCGATAAGTATATGTCGGCACTTCGAACAAACGCAACGTATTGCAGCAAAGCCGTATTTTCATCTGTAAGAATAAAAGACGGCGGCGCACAAATTCACGACTGGAAAACGCTCGATTATTTACTTCAAGTGCGACCGAACAAGCTGATGAACGCCGCGACCTTTTGGGAACGCGTCGCGTATTACTACTACCACTACAATAACGCGTTCATCTACAAAGAGTGTCTGCCAAATGGCGAAATCCGAGCGCTGTGGACGATAGATCCATCCGAGTGCGAGTTTGTAAAACTCAAAGAAACGGGCGAGCTGATAATGATATTTGCAATCAACGGGCAGCAAGTGGTCTATCCATACGAGTGCATTATACACGTCGCAAACACAGTCGTCGATAACGCAATATTCGGAATGTCGAACAAACCGTTGCGCCGCATTCTCAATCTCATAAATACCAACTATCAAGGCATCGATAATTCGATAACGACGAGCGCGTATATCCGGTTTTTGATGAAAATGAATTCAAAGACGAGCGACGACGCGTTGAAAGAGAAGGCGCAAAAGATTACCGAATCATACCTTGATCCGTTAAAGAAAGTCGGCGTGATCGCTGCCGACTCATCATACGAACTCACCGAGCTGAAAGGCGGCGAGCAAAAGACAGCAAACGCAGTTGTTATGCAACAACTTGACGACGCCGTGTGCAAATACATGGGATGTCCGCAGGAAGTAATGGCAGGCACAGCCGACGAGAACGTGATGACTGCTTACTACGAACGAACGATTGATCCATTCCTCGATCGGGTATCACAAGAGTTGACTGAAAAGATATTCACGCAGACAGAACGAGCATTCGGGAATAAGATCGTTTATTCAGACCGAAAACTGCAATATTTGCCAATGTCAACAAGACTCGCAATGTTTGACAAGGTTCGAGAACTCGGAATCGTAACGTACGGCACACTCGGGGATTTGCTCGGATTGCCAGTGCCCGAAGACTTGCGCACACAAACCTGCAAGTCGCAAAACTACGCCGGCAATGAACAAAAGGTAAAACCATCTTCAAGCAAAGAGGATGAAACAGACGGAGGGAATAACAAAACAGAGGTAGCAGAAGATGAAACAAAATAGCATCGAACCACAAATGCGAGATAGGTATCGCGACTATCGCAGATTGATGGACGTTCGCGCCGAAGAAATACCGGACAGCGGCGACCTCATCCTTACAGGAACCCCGATAATTTTTGACAAAGAATATCTTTTGTTTGAATACAACGGAATTCAAGTCTATGAAATCATCAGGCGCGGCGCCTTCGATCACACGGATTATAGGGACGTACCCTTAAAGTACAATCACGGCGACGCAAAAGGAACACCGGCACGAACCACTGCACGCACAGAACGCGGACGCTTAACCATAAGCGTGCTTGACGATAGGGTGGACGTGAGAATGAATCTTCTTCCGACAACGGGCGGAAAAGACCTGTACGAAGAAGTCAAAGCCGGCACCGTCCCACAGATGAGTTGGGCATTCATTCAAGAAGACAACACCGAAGAACGCGTCGAGCAGGGGAACAAGATAACGTTTATCGTAAACGCGGTTAAACGCGTATTCGATATAAGCGCCGTGGACTTCGGCGCAAACAGTGAAACAACCATATACGCAAGACGGCGCCTTGATCTGGACGAGAGAATGGCACTGCTGGACGAGCAGGACGTCGCAAACAAACGAAAAATCATCGAAATTTTATCTTATTAAGGAGAAAAACAATGAAAAAATTAAGCGAAATTATAGCACGTCGCCAAGAGATCACGGCACAGCTTGAACTCAACAAGCGCAAAGCTATGGAAAAGGACATCGACAGCGCATCGCTCGATAAACTTCTCGAAGAAACAAGAAGTTTGAACGCAGAATACAGCGCATTGAAAATGGAAGAAATCGAACTTCGCAGTCAAATCGAACAACAACCGACGCTCGACAATCCCATAGGTTCCGGCAGCGAACAAGCGATCGAAGAACGCCGCGCATTCGACAAACTGGACAAGATGACCTTGCGCCAAAAAGTCGCATTCAGCATCGGACGTCAAGCGAGAGGTGGCACATTCTCTGAAATCGAAGTCCGCGCACTCGGAACGGCACTCACAACGACGGCAAAGACGTACGTGGCAGCCTCGGCAAATGCTGACGGCGTAAACAACGCAGGCGTATTCATTCCGACAAACATTGTGTTTGATTTGTTGAGATCAGAGAAAAAGTTGAGTCCGATCCTTGAAGACATTATCTTCACAAACACACCCGGACTTACTTCGTTCCCCGTTCGCAAATCGCGTTCAAACGCCAAGTACGAGGCGGAAGGCAAGTTTACCGAAGGCGACGGTCAAATGGAATGGGAAGTCTTGCAAGGAAAGGCAGGCTATATCCAAACGAATATCGCTATAACCGATGAAGTCAGCGCAATGACCGACGAAGAATTCGGTTCCTACATCGTTGAACAATTGCTCCAAGACTTCAACGAAGACTGGGCAAAAGAAATCATCTACGGCACAGGCACGGGCGAGGCTATAAAAGGCATCACAATCGGCGCACTCGACGGCTCATACACCGGAACTGCGTTTGACGGCATCATTGCCGGTGTCAAACTTTGCACAGGACAATACAGACGCGGCGCAAAGATCTACGTTGCACAAGACATTGCGGATGATATCCTTTTTGCAAAAAACAAAAACGGTTCCTTCCAATATCCAGTAATCAACAACCCGACAGGCATCTTGTCAGTTGGCACAATGTCGGTTGCTGTTGACGAAAACCTCAAAGCAGGGGACTTCATCATCGGAAACGTCGGCAAATACTACAAAGCAAACAATCTCATTCCGCTCCACATCGAAAAAGAGCGCAAAGTCGGCAAGAGAATAACCCAAATCTTTGCAGGTCAATATCTTTGCACTTTGCCTCTCGCTGGCGCATTCGTATATGGAAAAAAGACGACAGCATCAGCCGGTGGCAATAGCGATGCAAGTAGCGGCACTGAAAGTGGCACCTGATAACGGAGTATGCGCCTTATGGATATAAGCATTGAAAAACTACGAAATGCATTGTCGAAAGACGACCACGAATATATCAATTCAAAACTCGAAACGCTCAAAGCCGAGGCGATAGCCTCGCTTGAGCCAACGATTGGAATTGATAGCGAAGGCGCAAAAAATGTCGCAAAGAACAGCACGCTCGATATTTTAAGCGATAGATATATCGTGGAATATTGCCGCAAAGCGCTTGACGACGTCGATAACGACAAGGTTCTGCTCGCGCTGCAAATACAAATGCAGGTTGTCAACAAATGAAACAGCATAAATTCAAGTTTTACTTCACGGAAAAAACCGGGACAAAGCCGAACGAAACTATCACCCGACATTTTATCCATAGCAAAGAAAGTTGTGGACTGTGGGCGGAAGTTCGAGATTTGTCCCGGAAAGAATTAGTCGCAAACAATGCGACCGGGCAACAAAATACCAAGATCATCACAGTAGGATACAATCCGAGAATTCTCGAACTGTACACGGATCTGATAGTCCTTGACGAGCAAGGCAAGACTTATCGCATCAAGAACAAGCCCGACGAATTCAACTATTCGAAGTGTGACATTAAAATTGAAATAACCGAGTTTCAGAGCAACGAAAATTATGGAGGCGAAGATGTATATGACAATTCTAAAAGCGGAAATGCTGGCAATTAAAAGCATCGAAACAGCCTTCATAGACGCAGGGTGGAGCGACGGCAGCGCAATGACCGACGCAAAAATAAGAAAGGCAAAAGAACCTATCTTCTATAAAGACTCAACGCCCAAAGTCGCGGCGGATGCGGTTGTGACCGTTGACGGTATCGGACGAAAGCTGTACTGCATCTACAACATAATTGCGCCACGAATGGCAACGTCAGGAAACGAAAGTCATCACATAGAGGTCACGGTCGCGCTGGCTATCTACACGGACACACAGTACTTGTTTGCAGAGAATTCAAAGCACGCAAAATACATTGATGCCCTGCTTGACGAGCTGGCAAAAGAAGACTGGATAATCTCATCAGCCGGCGCCGACGAGTCGGTCGCAAGTCAAGACGAACAATCGCCTTACATCTATCGAAAAACACTTTACGCGACAAACGTATTTTAGGAGGACAACATGTCTAACGGTAACGATCCCAAAAAAATCATAACAAGAGGACTTGCGACGATCGCGACGCAAAAACTCAACGATGAACAAAAAGGGTATAGTACCACGCGCAACACGTGGGACGGACAACACGAATGCACTATTACCCCGAATCAGGATAAAACACTTCTGCCAAGCGGTAACGATCCAGCGTGGGCAGAAATCAGAGGTCCGGTTATATGCGACGTCGAATTGAAAATCTATGCTATTCCCATAGAAAAAATGCAGGAATTGCTCTCGGTGGAATATTCCGAGGCGGACGGTGTCAGTTTTTCAAGCGACGCGGACAGCGTCTTCGTGGGTATGGATATCATCGTCGATGCCCAATCGACAGCCGGACGTTCAAAGAGAAAAACAACGCTTTACAAGGTGTCATTTGACCTTCCGGAAGTTTCTGCAAAATCCGTTGCTGAAGGCGACGTCGCAGTTGCAGATCTCACCTTAAAAGGAAAGGCATATCCCGTCTTCTACACCAAAGCTGACGGCAAACAGGGCGACAAAACGCTCACGATCATCGACAGTACAAAACAATCAACTGCGTGGACGGCGAGAGAAAACACCATTATCTTCCCGACCGCAGCAACGACAACGCCGACTGAAACGGCATAACAACAAGCCAACGGAGGTACAAAATGGCTGTAAAAACATATCAAAGGCACTTCGGAATCTCATATGAATACAAGGACTCAAACACGGGCGAAACAGAGAACATTCCGTTTGTGGCAAATGCAAAACTTCTTATCCTTTTCAAAACCATAACCGGGGTAGAGCTGTCAAAAGCGCTTGACGATTACAAGAATTCGATAGCGAACGTTGTATCGGCAGAGAATATGCAGGCGGTGTTCAAATTCACAAATGCGGAAACACCCGACGAACGACTCGAAGTTCTTATGTCAAGCCCTGCGCAGTTCGAAGAACTCTTAAAAGCAGCGCTCGACGTAAGGCAATACAACGGCGTGGACTTGATAACGGCAATTCTTATATCGGCAAGAATAGCCGCTATGAGAGATGAAGATCAAGCAGAGGCGATAACGCTCGGCGAGGAAATTCTACCCGAAGAAATCTATCAAAACCCAACACTGGCGTTTGATATTCTCAAACTTGCATTTGATTACGATGTGTACGCAAAAAAAAAGTCGCGCAGACAAGCGTAAAAAACCAAATGACACGAGCCGTGGAAGAATACGGAATAACATCCTGCTTGCTATACACGCTCGCGCAAATGGGGTTCAAAATTGACATTCTCAACTACGGGATGAACGTGGTGCTTGACACAATCTCATTCGGCGCCGCGGTTTCCGATGTCGCAGAACAGGGCAACGTTTTAGACGTCGCCAACAGCGATATGGACGAAATGGTGGAATTTTGATGGACGGAATATCAAAAGAATTTCAAAAAGTGTTCTCGGTTCTCGAGTCGGTGCCGGGCGTTGCGGTTGAGGCGATGAAAGAAGTCGTGGACGAGGCATCCGAAACGCTTTACGCAGGGCTTGAAAACGACGTGCCTGTTAGAACGGGAGGCTTGCGCCGGAGCCTTAAAAAGGCAAAGGCGTCCTCTCCCGACTGGTATGGATACAAAATCGAATTCGAAGGCAACGCTCCGAACGGGGAACCGTATCAAAAAATAGCAAACGTATTGAATTACGGGCGCGCCGCCTCGGAAACGTCCGGCGGAACGGCAGGCGAACACTTTATAGAAAAAAACGTCCGCAAATTGCGCGGACTGAACGACAAAATCGAGGCACGGTTCGAGGCAAAAATAAACAAAAAGACAACGTGAAAGTGGTTCAAGTAGAACGGTGTGCAGGTACCTCCGTCGCACAGATATAAGTTCAAGCCTTATCTTTCACACCAAAGAGGTGCAAATGGCGGTTGAAGTAGGGCGCACGATAAGCGCGCTGACAAAGCAGACAAACAAACTCACGCAAGAAGTCAAAAAGAGTCGCGCGGAAGTATCGGCGCTCGATAAAGAGCTGAAACTCAATCCGGGAAACGTTGACCTTGTTCGTCAAAAATACTCGGCATTTGCAAAGCAGCTAACGCTGAATCAGCAAAAGATAGCAACGTTAAACACCAAAAGGAAGGAACTCGATACAGGTTTTAGTTCCGGCGCAATCTCGCAGAAAGAGTACGAGAAAGAGATTGTAAAAATCAAAAAAGAAGTCGAGAAGACGACCAAGTCAATTGAAGAATGCACGGTTGCACTCGGACGACAAAACGCAGAGATCAGAGCCGCGAAAATGACAAACCTAATCTCGGGGCTCGAAAAGGTGCAGCAAAAAGCCGAAAAGGTATCAAAAGCAACAATGGTTGCGGTCACAGCATTCGGCGCTTTGCTCAAAAAAGGGCTCGATGTCGGCGGAGAGCTTGACGATCTCGCTAACAAATACAGCACCACCGCCGAGGCGATACAACTTCAAGAACATAGGTATTTGAAAATAACCGGAAGTAGCGAGGGTTACACGGCAGCACTTCAAAAAGTCGGCGCAATGCAATCATCCATTGCGAGCGGACGTGGTGCAAGATATCTGAACTTCTTGAAACAACTCGGGCTGAAACAAAGCGACCTCGAGAACAAGAACAACGGCGAGATTTACGATCTCATTTCAGAACGACTCGCAGGATTAACCGATCAGACACAACGCGCAACAATCGCACAGGGACTGTTCGGCACGGTTGGACTCGACGTTGCAATGGTCACGGGGCAGACGGCAGAAAAACTCAAAGAGCTCGATGACGTCGTCTATGCAAACGGGATAATTACCAATGAGCAAGCGCAGGCAGCAGGCAATGCAGGGGACAGGTTCGACGATCTGAAAGGAAAGCTCGAATCAGTCGCTGTCGAGGCACTGGTTGACTTTATGCCGACCATTGAGGCGTTGACGTCATTCTTAAAGGATACCGTGTTGCCGCTCATTACGAACATCACGAACGCAATAGCGGACAGCGGTCCGGTGGGACAGAAAATGCTTGCACTTCTAATTGTTGGAATCGTCGTACTACCAAAAGTTATCGGCTTTGCAAAAACGCTGCTAACTACAATGCAACTCGCACGTGGCGCAACATACGCTCAAGCTGCAGCAACTACAACACTAACCGCAGCGTCCGGTCCGTGGCTTGGCATAATTGTCGCGATAAGCGCAGCCCTTATGCTTGTTGTGACGCTTATCAGTATGTTTATCGGCAAGAGCAAAGAGGCGATAAACGTTTCAGACGATTTGATGAACTCGCTGGGGGACACGCAGTCAACGCTTGAAGGAATGGGTTACAAGATCGAAAGCGCCAGCGAAACAACCGTAATAAACAACCAAAAGAAACAACTCGACGTCAACGTCGATGTGAACGCGCACGGCGACACAAAGAGCAGTCAAGAGTACGCCCAAGACGTCGGATCAACGATCTCGGACAGAATAACCGCCGACGTCATAAACTACGCGCTGGGTTCAAAAGTGAGGTAAAAATGCAACCTTCGATATGGCTTAAAAATTCAAATGGCGATATATGGAATTTGCGACCACGCAAAATCAACGACTCGCAATGGGAGAGTTTTCTAAACAATATCGCAGGACTCGGTCTAAAAACAAAAAAGACCTATGCTCGAATCAATAACGATTTCATCGAAACAAAGGACGAGCCGCAACAAGTGGATATAACCGGCACAATGCTTTTTGCGACGCCGGCGCAAATGCGGAATTTTAGCCTTTTTGTCGGGGATTATAGTAATACGTTACGACTTTTCTATGATCCCGAAGGCAAGATAGATCCGCGCTCGCAAATCGATCGTCCGTGGTATAAAAACGTAAATATCACACTTATGGAATCGGCGGAACAGACGACACTCGGATTGTTTGAGTGCAAGATGAACTTCACGCCGCTCTGTGCTATGTGGCGCCGTGACGTTCAAGTTGCAAGTACAATCACGACACCGATCGGAACACCACACATTATCCCGTTCGTGTATCCATATTTTTATCAGAGCGAAAGGAAACTCTACCTAAACATTTTGAACGAAGGCGAGAAAATCGGCTGTCGCATCGAGATAAAGAACAACAACCAAACCGCACTTCAAAAACTTGAATGGGTATGTACAAGCGGAAAGCACAGGCAATATGCCAAATGGCTGGAAGGCATTGGACTGGCGTCCGGACGAACGCTTGTCGTGGACAGTACACCATCAGCGCAAGAAAGCGCCGTCAAACACGATGGCATTTCAGACGACGTGCAAGACTACCAAGAGGCAAATCCGCAATATATAAACTTCATCGAGCTTTACCCCGGGAACAATCAAATAGTGTTCAATTTGGGACAAATCGAAGGCATCGACATAACGGTGTCATACATCGAGGAGGAAAGACTGCTCTAATGCAATACCGCGCTTTCAAAATCAAAGAGCTTGACGAACCATATCAATGGACGTTCAAAAACACAAGTGGCGTAATGAAAACGTTTACGAATTACGACACGCTGGCATACGCAGCAGGTGGCGCGGTTTCAAAATGGAGCATTGACGACGACTATCTCTTATCGAACAACAGCACAGCAACGATAACGGCGCCAACCAAAGCCGTCCCCGGGCAAATAATAGCTTTAATCGATGACGCCGGAACAAAAGCGTTCGGAATGATAACGGGGGTTGATAACGACAACCTTCAAATCACATTCAGAAGTGTGCTTTCATTCTTCGACATCGACATTTTGAACCCAATGCGCGAACTCGCGGCGCAGGAAGATGACGACGTCAAAATTAAATACATGTACGACGGCGTAGAAGACACAGCACTTATGCTTGCTGCAATCTTCTCATCCGCCGGTACCGATAAATATAGGCGCCTACCGGTCAGAATTCGAACATCAGGCGGTGGAAAAACAGACGGGACATACAACGTTCCTGCAATATGGAAGTACACCGATAACACGTTTAATTGCAAAGAGTGGCTACAAGCGCTCTTTGACACACATAACGTTGTTGTGCAATGCAAGCTGGTATTCGAAGTAAGCCGGGCTTTTATCGAAATCTATGTTGCACACAACATGCGCGGTGGACGATTGGTCAAAAACAACATTCACGCAATGACCATAACGCACAACGAGGACTCGGCAGCGAAAGCGACAGTGTGTCAAGTTATCGACAAAGAATCAAAGGCGCTTTTGAGTACGTGGTTTTTACTCGACAACAACACCGTAAGCGAGGACGCAAGCGCCACTAATCGAGTGCAGCCATACAAACTTACGGTTGCGGAATTCGACTCAGACAACACGGACGACGCTACCGAACAAAGTATCGCAGAGGACAATCTTCTTTACAGCGATTTGAACCACTATGTGAAGTGTGAGTTTGACCGAGAGAGCGCGATGTATCCTAAAAACTTGAACATAGGCGACTCTGTGACAATCGTGCCGAAACTCGAAGAAATGAGCGACGACAAGGCGCTCACAAACGAATACGCCGATAAAATTCTCAAAAGCATATACACGGGAAAAAAGGAAGACAGCGACAACTCGATGGTAACGCTAATCTTCGGAAAAATACGAATCAACTATACCGATATAATTCAGATGCGCTATCAGCGCAAAGCGAGGGACTAATGAGATTAAGCGTAGCTGCTGCAGGCAACAGCGTGGAAAACATCAATCTAATCAATGCAAGATTTCAAGCCGAGGCATTGCGCGCACTTCGAGGAAAAGACTGCGGCGTGTTGGATAATTCCTTTTATTCGACAGCAGACGCACGCGGAGCGACAAGAGATCAAAATGCAGATTTTATGTGGAAACTCACCGCAACCGACGTTCAAAACATCACTGTGGGGCGCGGAATGGCAACAGCATACGGTTACGACATACAGTCGGAAAGCGACGTGTCGTTTACAGCAACAGCGCCTTCTGCCGACGTAAAATATGTGTTTATATACCTTTCGTGGGACTTGTCAAATCCGGTTCAAGCGGACGGCGAAATAGATATCCACGATAATGGCGCCGGCGCAGAATGGCAACCGGAATACCAAGACAACCTAATCACCAATCCACTCGGAAAATATCAGATGCCGTTGTACAGATTAAAAATCAACACGGCTGGACAAGTCGAGGCAATCGCAAAATGGAGCGACCTGCAAGTTGACACGATTACAGGCGTAACACACGCCACAAACGCCGAAAATGCAACAGAGGCAAAGTATCCCGAAGGCGGTACTCGCGACAAGACGATAAACGAGATACTCACTGAACACAACAACCGTCTAACCGCACTGGGTTTTGAGTCGGCAAGCTTGTCTGTCGCGGGGCTTGCAGAAAAGACGATTACGCGACAAGGCAATTATGTACTGATAAATCTTTTGTTATCTGCTACACCGACGTCGGAATGGCTTGCTCAATGGTTTAAGACCACAAACACAACACCGCTGGCAACCCTTCCGCCACTATTTAGACCCAAGAAGACAGAGTACGGTTCGGTTTGTTTTGTGCCAATGGGAACAGACGTAATCGCTGCTGGGTATCCGATAAAAATCAACGTTCACGGCGCCATTTATGTGAACGCCAGCGTGAATTGGAGCTCGATTGTTGACAAACAATGCATCGTGTATGTCAACGCAGGCTTTGAGGCGCCGGCAAGAAACTCGTGAGGTAGGTATGGCAAACATTGAAATTACATTGCTCACATCAAAAAGGACATTCGTCAACGTGGACGGACTCGGCTCTGTCGTTGCTGCACAAGCAGGCGGATACGTTGCTGTTGCAGGCGAACATAACTCCACAACGATAGCCGTTCAGTATCCGAACACATACGCAGGACAAGCGGCGTGGGTTCATATGCGAAACTCTGCCGGCGAGTACAAGACCATAAAGTTTGATGCGTTACACGATCCGGCAAAGGTTGAGTTTGCGCTCCCGGGCGAGATGACGCTCGAAGGGAACACATATCTTGTGTTCTACGCCGTTAGCGGAACAGGCGACGATGAAGTCAAGACTGTGTGGGCGCCTGTTGTCGTTCCAATAGCCTCGACGGGTGTCGATTATAAAAAGGTCGCAATGGCAAGCCCGGACGTTCTCGAAAAGGTTATGACAGAGAGCGCCGAGGCAATCAGAATAGCACGCGAAATCGAACAAAAACAAGCGGACGGCGAACTCGATGGAAAAAGCGTATGGGTTCGTTATAGCGCCAGCGAAGACGGCGCAAATATGACCGAGGAATGGACTATCGGTCAAAACTATATCGGCGCATACCTCGGACAGGCTGCGAGCGAAACACCAAGCGACTACCAATGGATGCGCTTTGTCGGCGGATCTTACTGCGCAGATGACGACACGGGAACCGTTGTGGACTACACGGCGGTTGATAACACAGATAAGTCGTTCACAGCGTCCGGAATAACGTCGGCAAAAATAACAATCCCGGCAACGGCAAGCCACGGCTATCACGCCGGCGTCAACATTAAGAGCGGTCAAACGCCACCGGCAATGGAATTTGTAAACAACGCCGCAGGCAAGACGTTGCGCGTGTTGCAATACGGGTTCACTTATGACGCACCCGAAAATTATCATCCATCAGCAAACGTGATGATACAAATGGCAATATACTGCGACGGCGCGAACGTGTGTATAAGCATTGTGGAGGTGCCGGTATGAGAGCGGTGGGAATTACTTATCTCGATCGGAAAATTCGATCGATAACGCACACCATACCGCGCGTAGTGTTGTGCCGCGGTCGCATAACGGCAGCAACGCTGTTCAAGTTGAAATACAGTTCAGGATTAGGGCGCCCAATTCGCGGTCAGATAAACGAGCTGATACAAACTTTTACAAGTGAGGACTTCCCGAAGAATTGGTATCCCGGCGCCGCGGTTCGAGGCTCGATACAAACGGTAGGAATTATAAAAGGTGCCTACCAAGCGACCGTCGGCGTGTCAATCACCGCAAAAGCAATCTCAAAAACGAGCGCTCGAGCGCGAGCAGCATCAGGCACAGGACGCGACGTAAGGGGAACTGTAAAAGGAAACACATACGCCGGCGCAAAGGTTCGAGCAGGAACAGCAAAAGGCTTGATGACCGCGTCAAAGAGCGTGGGGGCGGCGAAAGCAAAACTCACACGTTCAACACTTGCGTCGCTGCCGACAAAATCGCAAACGAGAACAAATGCCGGGGCAAGATTGAGCATATTCACATCATTCACATATGCGAGAGGAATCGCAAAAGCGACTTCGATGCTCGGCGCGTTTTTAAGAAAAAGCACACAGCCGTCACTTCCTGTGTTTTCGACGTCGAAAACAACACTCGGCGCAAGAACATCAGTGTCAAACGGCGAGAGCAAGCGAGGCGCCATAACAACAAGCGCGACGTCGCGTGCGAGAATACATCAAGCGCGCCGAACGAAAATAGCCGATCTTATGGGCAAACCGATATCCGAGTATATCGGAAAAACCATAAGTGAAGTAGCGTGGACGGAGGTGTGATATGGACTGGGGTGCATATTCGACGCCGTGGTTCAGGAAAAGACTGGCGGCGTACGCAACAGGGCAACGACGCTATATGGATCTCGGCGCTTTGTACTTAAATCTAAACTTGGATCCTACCGGTCCGCAGTTCAATGCAGCCGGACAAACGTGCAACATAGTGCGCCCGAGCGCGCAAGGCTATGAACGCAAACTTATAGCAATGCCGGGGCAACCTGCTGTGTGTAAATTCAAGAGAAGTTACAACGCCACAACCGGCAAAACCGAATACACAAACGTGGAAGAAATACACTTCGATCACTGCCAAGAATCGTGGAACAACCGAATACTGCACTGGATGATAGAAACGTCGTCCGGCGAAGTGTGTTTTTTTGGACGGCTAAACGAAACGAACCCACCGACAAAGGGAAGTATAATCTGCATTCCGGTCGGCGCGATAAAAATAACATTATAGGAGAGCAATATGCAAGCACAAGGTCAATTTACACACGAGTTCAAAGTCGCGGCATTGAACGAGGCAGTGGGCAACACTTCGAGTATGGATATGGGGAATATAAAACTCGGCTTATTCTCGGACGTTCCAACAGTAGGCACGAACGGCACCGTATCATACACTGAAATTCCCGGCACATCGGGTGGGGAATCAACAGGATACGCACGAGTTGACGTCGGCATTTATAATCAATCCGCCGCGTGTAAGTTCGGATCCCCAACTTACGACGCAACAACGGGCGCAACGGTTTGCAAGAACAACGCCGAAATCCACTTCAATTCTGTGAAGAAATCGTGGGGCGCGATAAAAGGTTTCGGTCTGTTCCGTTCGAGTGGCACTCTTATAGCTTTCGGAACAATCAACGACGAAGAAGGAAATGCAATCGAGAACGGCGTCACGCCGGAAGTCGGCAATATAGTCTTCTTCAAGACAGGCGACATCGTTCTCTCAATGACGTAATGAGGAGGTAAACAATGACAGCGACAACACCCGGTCAAACTACAAACTATAACTTGCCTACCGTTCAAGATGAAAACGGGGATACCGGGGCTGCATTGCTTGCACTGCTCAAAGAAGGGACGCCACTCATCGATGCGAAGATCCACGCAAACGCACAAGCGTTGATGACGAAGGCGAACAAGCCCACGAAAGAAACGATAACACTGGCGGTGGCAAGTTGGCAGCAACTCTCAACAGCGGTGGGCAATTACAAATACCAAGCAACCGCGACGCTGCAAGCAACAATCCCCACGAATTGCACCATTGAGCTAATAAACAACAACCTTGCGAGTTTTGCAAAATACGGTTTCGGAATCGCATCGATAGACGGACAGGTTGCAACCTTCTATGCGCTCGATAAGCCATCCGACGACGTCGCGCTTATCGTCGAAATTACGGAGGGATAAAATGCCGGTAATAATCAAAAACCCAATTATAGTCGCCGGCAAGGGCGGCGGAACGGAACTCGCGCCGCTTACCAAGCCTGCGACGGCGGCGGAAATCAAAGCAGGGTATCAAGCGTACGGCGATGACGGCAAGGTTATCGTCGGCGCATATACCGTCAGCGACGTGCATCCGCAGTTGAACGCCGTGACCATTGCGAAATCAGGCAATAACCTTAACATCACCAACCCAAGCACGAACGGCAACTTCGTGGCAGGGTACAAAGTGTTATCGGGCGGCTCGGAAGTCACGCGAGTGGACAAGTCACCGCTCTTGCTCACAATGCTGCAAGCGCAACCTTACACGTTCACGGTTCGAGCGCACGGCGTCGGCTTTTTGGACAGCCCGGACAGCAACGCGATTGACATCACGGTGTACGCGTTCGTTGACGGTTTGAAGAACGTCACGTCAGACTTCGACTTTGAGAAGACGACAAGCGGAATGACATTCTCGTTCACGATTGTGGCGGCAGAGGGTTACCACTTGCCGGCAAGCATATCAATCAAGTGCAACGGCGAAGACGTGGACTTCTCGTACAACCCGTACACGGGCGAAGTCACGACCACCGCGCCACTCAAAACCGCGTACAGCGGCGAAGTGACGGACGGCGGAAAACTCATTGCACCCGTTATCTCAATGGCAGACACGGACGAACTCGAAGTGTCCGACGTCGCATTTGCGGAAACATACGAACTCTATCAGAACGAACAACTTGCAGGTTCGTATGAAGTCCCGGCAGGCGGATATATCGGCGTAGCCGCAGAGGGTGTGGTAACACCACAACTTATGCAACCGCTCGCAATACTTGATGACGACACGCTCGAAATCGTTGACGGCTATCTCAAAGAGGGCGATGTGTTCTATTCCGAAACATACGACATTTATAAAGGCGAAGACGTGTTCAAAGCGGACATAGACGCAACGACAGAACAGGAAACGCTGTTCTCGTATAAACTCGATCCCGAAACGCAATGGCAAAAGAACTCGGACGGCTCGCTACAAACAAAGCAATCTTCCGGATACGCGAACACTTATGCGCACATGCGAATCGGCATTCTTGCGCCGAAAGCGACGAAAGTCAAGGTCGAATACACGTTCTATCCGTACAATTCGTATGTGCGAATGTATATCGGCAAACTCAACAAGCCGCTTGAAAAATCAGTTACAAAAGTACCTGCGTCAGCCGATTGCCAAGCGGTATCGAGCGGAACAGGAACAACAACAAACTCGTTTACGATTGACGTACCCAAAGGCGCAAGTTTCATTGACGTGCTTAAACAATACAACACGACATCGACGTCATCGAC